GAAAAAGAAGTTCTAAATGCAAATAACAAAACCAAATGGACACACTGCGGTATAGGAAGAATCCTTGAAAATACTAAGTATATGGGGGATGAAGCTTATCCCGAATTGATTGATAAAGTCACCTTCGACAATGTTCAAACCAAGAGAAATCAGAAAAAAAATCAGCTTTGGCGTAAAGCAAACCGCAAGAAAAGTCAAAGCTTGTTTGCAAACAAGATTTACTGTGGAGAATGTGGAGAGCCGTATCGAAAGTATACGGAACATTCCGGTAAGGCTTGCGAAAAGAACAGGTGGAAATGCAAAAAATATATATTTAAGAACCGAGTACTATGCAGAAATCTCTTCTATACCGATGAGGAATTAAAAAAGGTTTTTATAAGTACAGCAAATAAGCTTATTAAAAATCAACGATTACTAGATAAACCTTATAAAAAAGAACCTCCTAAAATCAGTAAAGAACTGCTTGAAATAGAAAATCAAATAACTCGGTTTGAAGAAGATGAGGAATTTTCATCACAAGAGTTGGCGGATTTAATCTTTAAAAGAGCAGAACTTACTTACAGCACTTCTAAGATAGACAGCTACGAAATACAGACACAGAAGATAAAAGAAATATTAGACGGTCAAGACCCGTTGACAGAATTTGATGAAGAATTATTCAAAGGTATGATAGATAAAATCATCATCTATCAAGACGGTAAAGCGGAAACGGAATTTATAAACGGACTGAAAATCAGTGAGATTTTAGAATACAAGCGAAAGGATGAGAAAAATGACTGCAGCTAAAAAGACAGTGGCAATCATACCGCCGCAAATGAAATATGACAGACAATTAAGAGTAGAGCAGAAAACACTGCGTGTAGCCGCCTACTGCCGAGTAAGCACCTTGCTGGAACAGCAGGAAGGGAGTTATGAAGCACAGGTTGATTATTACACCAATAAGATAAACAGCAACCCGAATTGGAAATGTGCCGGGATATTTGCTGATGATGGAAAATCAGCCACACAGACAAGTAAACGTGATGACTTTAACACCATGATTGATGCTTGTATAGAGGGGAAAATAGACTTGGTGCTTACCAAATCGATCAGCAGATTTGCGAGAAACACGGTTGATGCCTTGCAAAACATCAGAAAGCTAAAAGAGAAAAATGTCCCCGTCATATTCGAAAAAGAGGGCATTAATACAATGGAAAGCGGTGGAGAACTGCTAATCACCATACTTAGCAGTCAGGCACAGGAGGAAAGCAGAAACATCAGTGAAAACACAAGATGGGGTTTGACGAGAAAATTTGAAAATGGAATCATTTCTGTGAATCACAAAAAGTTTTTAGGATACACAAAAGATGGAAACGGCAACCTTGTGGTGGTACCCGAAGAAGCAGTAATCGTAAAAAGAATTTATAGGGAGTATCTTGAGGGCAGCAGTATTGTTCAGATATGCAAAGGATTAGAAAAAGACGGTATTAAGACCGTCACAGGACTTGACCAATGGCATCCGGGAACAATCGACAAAATGCTTTCAAATGAAAAATTCTGCGGCGATGCACGTATGCAAAAGCCCTATACAGTAGATTTTCTCACCAAGAAAAGGGTGAAAAATGATGGATATGTCAGACAGTACTATATAGAGGATAACCATGAGGCGATTGTTCCAAAGGAGTTATTCCACCAAGTACAGGCAGAAAAAGCAAGACGTGCAAGTTTAAATAAAGCGGCTGTTACAAGAAAAAAGAACAGGGAATTAAAAGAGAAAAGCAAATATAGTTCTAAATACATACTTACTGATCTGATGGTATGTGCAGAATGTGGTCATGCCTACCGCAGGCAGATATGGTCCAAGTACGGTGACAAATCGGCAGTATGGAGATGCGAGGATAGGCTGAAACAAGGCAAAAAATCAAGATGCCAGAACTCACCAACCCTAAAGGAAGAGCAGCTCCATGATGCAATTTTGAAAGCAATAAATAATGTCGTAGAAAATACAGGTGAGTTTATAGGCACTTTCCGAGAAAATGTTATAAGAGTAATCGGTAACTACAGCACCCAAGGTGTTACAACCGAATATGACGAAAATATAGAAAAACTGCAACAGCAGATGCTTACACTCATAGAAAACAACGCAAAACAAGGAGCTGTCAGCGAAGAATTCGATGAAGAATATAAGAAACTGTCAGAACAGATTAATGAGCTCAAAAC